ACGAGCAAGGACACGCACTGTTTGCTGGCACGCCTAAAGGCACAGGCAACTGGTTTTATGATATCTATACACGCTATCAAAACCATCCGGATTGGAGTCAACACGCATTTACTACTCTGGAAGGCGGTAATGTAAGTGAAGATGAAGTAGAAAATGCTCGCAGTATGCTGGATACTCGCACATTCAGGCAAGAGTTTGAAGCAAAGTTCGAAACCTGGGCTGGTATTGTGATGTATAACTGGAGTAGACTATATGAAGATCCATATGAAGGGCCAACAACTGATCTACACATTGGTGTTGACTTCAATATCAATCCAATGAGTGCAGTGGTATATGTAAAAACTGCAACTGGATTGCATGCTATAGATGAGATTGTTATCCCAGGGTCAAACAGTGATGAACTGTGTGACGAAATAAAAACAAGATATCCACACAGTCGCATCACTGCATACCCAGATCCTGCAGGTGTGCAACGCAAGACATCAGCAGGCGGCAGAACAGACATACAGATATTACAAAATGCTGGATTTGTGTGTTTATATCGCAGAAAACACCCTGCAGTTAGAGACAGAATAAACAGTGCAAACAGCCTGCTTAAAAACACTAATGATGAAAATAGATTGCAGATAGACCCAAAATGCAAAACACTGATAACTGCATTTGAAAAACTTACCTACAAAGAGGGGACAAGTCAGATAGACAAGAACAGCGGTTATGATCATATGGTTGATGCTGCTACCTACTGTATAGAATATCTATTCCCGATTACAGATAACAGACCCATGCCGGCGCAACCAGAGTCCTGGTCAGTTGCCGTTAGATAGGTGCTATAAATACACAAGGATAACAAAATGAAATATGATTACTATCAAATGGAAGCGATTCACCCGGGACACCAGAGCCAACACACTCGTTGGAGATTTCTCTACGATTCATATATGGGTGGCTTCTATTATCGCAAAAACGACTACCTTACTCGCTATGTTTATGAAAATGAACAGGAGTATGATAACCGCAAACAAGAAACACCATTAGACAATCACTGTAAGAATATTATTCATACATATTCAAGTTTCCTATTCCGTGAAGCACCTTACAGAGAGTTTGGTAGTATTGAGCGTGATCCTAGTTTAGAGTCGTTTATGCAGGATGCTGACCTCGATGGTCGCAACTTCAACAACTTTATGCGTGACGCTTGCGTTCAAGCAAGCATCTATGGCACTGCTTGGATTGTAGTTGATAAACCACAAACACAAACAACCACTAGAGCACAGGAACTTGAACAGGAAATCCGTCCTTATGTAAGTTTAATAAGCCCAATCAATGTTGTGGATTGGGATTACACACGCAGACCAAATGGTGCATATGAACTCACCTATGTAAAAGTGTTTGAGCGTCACATCAGTGAAACAGAAGCAGTGTATCGAATCTACACACCTGAAAGTATTGATGTTGTTGTGTTCAGCAAAGGCAACACAAAGAATCCTGTTGATGTTATTGAATCAACACCAAACGCACTGGGCAAAGTTCCTTTGGTTGTTCTATACAACAGTCGCAGTTGGCAGCGTGGCATTGGCATCAGCGATATTGAAGATATTGCGGATCACCAACTTAAAATCTTTAACCTAAACAGCGAACTTATTCAACTTGCTCGCATTGGCAACCATCCAAGTCTTGTAAAAACAGAAATGGTTACTGCAAGTGCTGGAGCAGGCGCTATTATCACTGTGCCGGAGAACACACCTGAAGGGTTAAAGCCATACTTGTTGCAACCAGACAGCAACAACATTGATGGTTTGTTGGCAAGCATTGAACGAACAGTTGACACCATTGACAAACTTGCACACCTAGGTGGTATTCGTAGCACAGCAACACGCAATCAAAGTGGTGTTGCACTGCAAAGCGAGTTTCAACTGCTACAAGCAAAACTCACAGAAAAAGCCAGTGGATTAGAACTTGCTGAAGAACAGATTTGGCGTTTGTGGGCATTGTGGCAAAACTCTACATTTGATGGCATTATTGAATACAGCAATGTATACAACATGCGTGATAAAACTGCAGAACTTGAGCAGATTAAAATGGCTAAAGACAGTGAAATCACAAACCCAAGATTATTACGAGAAATAGACATTCTCGTAGCAGAGATTCTCATTGAGGACGAGGAAACACTCAACGAGATTAAAGAAGAAACCGCGGTTGGAGGAGAGATTATACTAGAACACGATCCGGTGGAAGGCAGTCAAGACTTGGTTGCTCATATTAGAGAGATGATCAATCAAGGCATGAGCGATAGTGAAATACTAGAGTTACATCCAGAAATAGAAGAAATATTCGATGACAGTAGAGACACTAACTTGGAGTCAGGAACGACGACCTAATGCGGACAAGTTTTGGAGAGTAAGTAGATACCATAAAGAAAGTTGTTTAGTTGCAAATCAACTTATGGATTGCAGTTTAACACATTTCCGAGATCAAACAAAACCCGGCATAATAATCGGAACAGATCACGGAAAAGAAGTATGGAACAGCACAGTGGATATTATTGTGTATGATCAACCATTTATGCTTGATGTTGCTCGTGTAAATGCTCGTATCAATAATAGAAGTGCAGAATATAGATTGTTGGATGATTTCAAACCGGAACCCACACACTGGTTAAAGATATCAGACAACCAAATAGTTTATGATTTGCTAAAGGATTATCAGGATTGGTTACACAGTATACCTGTAATATACATGCAAAAAAACTATTTGATTAAAACCAAAGTTGACTGGAGCAGTATACTTGGTGAAAAAAGGGAGTTTGGAAGAAGCACATTCCAAATATTTAGAAGAGGATACGACTATGGCAATGAAGAAAAAAAAGAAAAAGGGCGGAAATAGACGCGGTTAAAACGGGTCGATAAATACTTACAAGATACCCAATCCTTAAGGAGACTAAAAAATGACAAGTGAAGACTTGGAGACCCCAGTGGTCAATACTCAAGAGCAGGACCCCGTAACACCTGTTCAAGAGGAATCAAAAATGTTCCGTCAAGAAGATGTGGACAAAATCGTTGCGGAGCGTATTCAGCGTGAGCGTGCCAAGTTCGAAAAGCGATACAGCAATGTAGATCTAGACGAATATAACAACATGATTCAGGCTAAAGAGCGTAAAGAACTGGAGGCTAAAAAACAGCGAGGCGAGTTCGAAAAGATTCTCGAGGAAACTGTTGGTAAGAAGGATAGTGTTATCCAAGACTTACAAAAGCAGGTTCACAGTATTAAAGTAGAAGGTGCACTTCTTAATGCCGCGAGCAGTAAGAAAGCAGTAAACCCACAACAAGTATCACGACTTCTGCAGGATCGTGTTAACCTCACTGAAACAGGTGAAGTAGAGATTGTGGATGACAATGGAGCACCCCGTTATGGAGATGACGGAAAACTACTCACAGTGGATCAGTATGTAAGTGAATGGTTAACAAGTAATCCTCACTTTGTTGCTTCTACTCCAGGAGGCAGTGGCAGTCAATCACAGACTGCAAATAACACAGTTGGAAATAAAGTAGATATTTCCAAGTTAGATATGTCACGCAAAGACCACAGAGAGCAATATGCTGAGTGGCGAAAACAGCGTGACTCTGCCAGATAAGAGGAGTAATATATCATGGCTAACGAAACAACAACCACCCTTGGCGCAGAACTGTTTACTAACATTCTGCAAGAAGCACTATTCACAGCAACAGAACAGTCAGTTGCTCGTGCAGTAGGACGCAACTACACACTCGCAGGCGGCGCAGGCAAGACTTTTCAAGTTCCTGTTTACCAAACTGTTAGCGCAGCAGGTGTTGCAGAAGGCACAGACCTTTCAAACACAGCAATCAACCCAGAAAGTGTAACTATCACACTTGGTGAACTTGGTGTAATGGCAACTGTAACAGACCTTATGCTAGAGTCAAGCCCATTTGATGTGGCTTCAGACATTGGTAACATCCTAGGTCGTGCAGTAGCAGAAAAGTTTGACACAGACATGGCTGCATTGTTCCCATCATTTGCTACAACAATCGGCAATGATGCAACAGGAATCAGCATTGACAGTTTGTTCCAAGCAGCAGCATACTTGCGTCAGGTAAATGCACCTGGTCCATATTATGCAGTTGTGCATCCATATGCGGCTTACACACTAAAGAAAGAACTTGCAACAGCAGGCGGAAACAACATTCCAAATCTTTCACAAGTGGGTAACCAAGCACTACAAACTGGCGTTATTGGTCAGGTAGCAGGCATCACTGTAGTTGAGCATTCACTAGTTGGTGTTTCAAGTAGTGACGGTCTATCATGTGGCGTGTTCTCACGCGATGCACTTGGTATTGCGGTAGGTCGTGAGCCACGCATGGAACAACAGCGTGACGCATCACTTCGTGCAACTGAACTTGTTATGTCGATGACAGCAGGTCAGGCAGTGCTTAAAGACACATATGGTGTTCACATCATTGCACAGAACCAACTTAACTAGTAGTTGAGTAGAATACAAGCAAGGGCTTCGGCCCTTGCTTATCTTTACAAGGAAAAGCAATGGCAACAGCAGATATGATTACTATTAGCAATGTTGAAGAATATGTCCCGGATATCCGCGATTATGGTATTCTAAACTTTAACGATTTGTTCGAAAAGAGCCGTCAGGATATCTTTAGAGCATTGCGTATTGAGTGGTGGCCCAGAAGAGCATATGGACTTGCGGAAGTAGACATCAGTCAACTTGCAGATCCAATCGAAATGGATGAAACAAAACTAACAGAAAGTCAGTTTACCAGAGCCAGTGTTTACCATTGTTTGGGTTATTACATCTTTCCACAACTTAGTAGACATGATCCAGAAACAGACAGATTCTACAACATGATGAACTTTTATCGTGCAGAATATGCTCGTGAATGGACAGACATACTCAAAGACGGAATAGAATATGACGATGACGGTGATGGATCAATCACTGACAGCGAAAAAATCAGTGTTCATTACCAGAGATTGGTTAGATGAGCAAGCGAGAACTTATTGCCAAAAATATTATTGAGGTTTTAAAGGATGCTCGCGATCCTAAACCAACTTTTGTAACTAGGGAGTCTTTAGATGTTGAAAACTTATCAAGAGCACAGTATCCTGCAATCTTTGTCAGCACTGCTGGGGAAGAGCGCGGCCCACTTAGTCTTTTGGGCAACAGTGGCAGTCGTATTGCCACTATCACTTATAACATTGTTTGTTATGTTACCGGTAGTAATATTGACACGCTTCGTAATGACATTGTGGAAAGAGTTGAAGAAGCACTTGTCGCAGATGTCACCAGAGACAGTAACGCCATCGACACACAGGTAGTTGAAGTCACTGTAAATAACGATGTAGAACCTCCACATGGTGAGGTAACAGTTGTAGTAAATGTGTTATATCAATACACAAGAGGACAAACATAATGAAAGTTAAAATGAAAGAAATCGTTTCAGGAAAGATTAGAATGAAACCTCAAGACAGGGTAGATGTTCTATTGGAAAACGGTTGGGAAATGATGGAAGATCAACCCAAAAAACAAACAAAAACAGTAGTGCTGGATGAACCAGTTACGCTGACAATGACAGATGTAAAATCTGAAGACGAGGAGTAAGACAAATGGCAGCGATTCGCGGCACACAGGGCGTTCTAGAGATTGGTGGAACTACACTAGTTGAAGTAACAAGTTTCACAATGGATACAACTATGGACGCACTAGAAACATCGGCTATGGGCGATGAAATGAGAACCTATACACACGGTTTGGGCAGTTTTACAGTAAGCGGTGAGTTTATTGTAGAAGCAGGCGCAAGCAGTGGTGATCCACAAATCAGTGGTTCAGGCAGTCAGTTGATTAGTCAGTTCCAGTTTGGTGACGGTTCAACAAGTCCAGCAGGAACTATTATCCTTTATCCAGAAGGTGACACAGGAGCAGGTAAAATCAAACTATCTGGCTCATGTATTGTAACTGGTATGAGTGTAACAAGTTCATTTGATGGTATTGTTACAGGTTCATTCACAGCACAAGGCAGTGGTAACATTACATTTACCCCTGTAGCATAAATGAGATTAGGGCTTACAGTAGGATCTACAGTAGCCATAAGGTTAGCAATGGAGCGAGCACGAGACAAAGAGGCTGACTCCCTTGCTGCCGATCTCTTTAATGGTGTAAAAAGTCGCACACCAGTTCGTTCGGGAGCCGCAAAACGGGCCTGGACAAAACGAAAACAAGGCGACAGTTATGTAATAAACAATCCGAAACCTTACAGTGGAAGATTGGACAACGGTTATAGTCGCCAAGCACCCGAAGGTATGACTAGACCTACAATAAGAAGTTTACGACTTAGAGGAAAACTAAAATGAATCCAGTTCTAAAAAAAGCAACAGACCACTTCAGAGACAAACTAGACGAAAAAATGTCAAGTTTCTATGTTAAATCTTGGGATACAACTGTGTATTTTAAAAAAGTAAACAGTTTCAAAGATGAAAGCAGAGTGCTTACACTACATCAACAAAACAAAACCACAGAAGCACTTGTGGAAAGTTTGATTGTAAAGTGTCGCAATGAAGATGGTAGTAAAATGTTTCAACCAGCAGATAGAGTAGTATTGTTAAACGAAGTTGATCCGGCAGTTATTATTGAAGTTGCCGCCGCAATCAATGGAGAACAAGATGACTATCAGTTTGATGTGGAACAAACAGTAAAAAACTAAAGCAAGACCCAGATTTACTACTATTGTGTAAGGTGGGTCGAGAGTTAGGAAAAAGCCTCGAAGAGGTAGCGGAAATGAGTATGCCAGAACTTGAGATTTGGCTTGCTTACTTTCATTATGTAGCAGAACAGGAAAAACAGGCGTATGGCAGAGCAAACAATCACCCTAAATCTCGACACCCGTAAGTTTGACAGAAGTTTAGGGTTAGTTAAAGCCGCACTTGCAGGTCTAGCCGGTAGTGCAGTTTTGCGTGGTATCATCAATGTCACAAGCCAGTTTGAGGATCTAGAAGATACACTAAACAGTGTAACTGGCAGTGCCAAAACAGGTGCTCAAGCATTTAAGTTCCTAAACAGTTTTGCTACACGCACACAGTTTGGTGTTGAAGAACTAACAAACAGTTATATTAAACTTGCTGGTGTAGGTATTACACCTAC